ATGGATGATTGTGACCTCGAACTTGACAATGAGGAGTAGTTACCTGCATTGATGCAGTATGAAATCGTATTTACAAATGCTATTAGACCAAGCAAAAAGCGCTAATGTTCCTTTGCTTAGAGCGTTCAGTCGGGCAAACATCCCGACCTCAACGTATTACAGAACAGTTAATGGGACCACAGAAATACGGTATTATACTGCATTAAAGGTACATCATGCCATCGAACAAGTCCGCAAAATACAGCAAGCCGCTAAAGATACCAAAAGATTACGCGCTGATGGTAAGCCAGTTGATAGACGCGCGATCAAATCAAAAGTTAAGTCAGGAAGAATTGGCTTATAACATAGGATGTACGGCATCATTGATTCACAAATGGGAAACACATAAACGAATTCCGTCTGGATTTATGCTGACCTGTTGGTTGGACGCATTAAATTATGACATCACGATCACAGAAAGGTAAGACAGCTCTTTGTATAGGATGCAAAGAAAAATCTTATTTCTATGTAGCAATACTTAAAGGTTACGGCGGATCAATGGAGAAACATTGGTACGTCTGCATGAATTGTTACGATCAAGACCTTTGGCAAGAAGCAGTATCTAAGATCAAGCCGCCGACCAAAACAATTAAACCTAAACGAATAAGAAAACCTAGCGTCAAGCTACAAGCTGGCGCGTGGGAAGACAGCATCCAAACAAACACTAAGCCATCTGTTGATTGGTAAGGAGAACAACATGCTTATCTATGGAGTAGACCCAGGATTTACAGGCGCAGTTAGTATATATGATACTGAATTAAACAGCCTAATCGTTCATGATATTCCTGTAATTAAATCTCCAAAAGGAAAAACCCTTATCAATCTTCCCAAATTGCTTTCAATATTAGGCAACGGACAAAACAGACTATCTCTTGCAGCGGTTGAGCTTGTAAGTGCTATGCCTAATCAAGGTGTTAGCAGCACATTTAGATTCGGTCAGGGTTTTGGTCAATTGGAAATGGCACTCGTAGCATCAGCCTTACCCTTAAAATACGTTCGACCACAGCAATGGAAGAAATACTTTGGCTTAACTAAAGACAAGAACCAAAGCAGGGAGCTAGCAATGGAACGCTTCCCTAATAACGCAGACTTATTTAAGCGCAAGAAGGATGATGGTCGGGCAGAAGCCGCACTGATTGCGCTCTATGCAAAAGAGAAACTTATCTAAGGAGAACAACATGTCAGTATCACAAGCGAATGAGATCAAAGCATATCTCAAGTTAGGCTACCGCATCACAGCAATTGATGCCCTCCAAACATTTGGTTGCTTTAGGTTAGCAGCGCGAATCAAAGATCTTAAAGACGAGGGTATGGAAATTGAGAAGGTAATGGTTGAAACGCACAACGGTGCTAGAGTGGCACAGTATTATAGCCCATCAAAAGTAAGGGGATAATTATGACTCAAGCATATCCACTTGCTTACTCGCTCACAGTTGAAGGCGTTATTTCTAAGGAGATAGTAATTGTTGCTGACTCTTTAGAAAACGCAGAGCGCATAGCTAAAGAAGAATTTATAAATGAATTTAAGGGCGATAACGCTGTAGTTATTTTTCAAGGGGTACACAAACCATGAGTTATAAACCAAAACAAGTAGGCGATGCAGCAGGCATATCAGTATGGGATGCTCATGTTAGCAAAGCTTCAAGCTCTCCAGTTCAAGCGCGTGAGTACAAGCGATCCAGCTATGAGTTAGAAAGCGATAAGGTTATAGCAAATAGGATTCGTAATGGTGACGCTGTTGGTGAGCCTTACCTCAAAGGCGAAACAAAGAAGCGCCTCAAGAAATTCCAAAAGCTTGGAGAAGAAGACTTCGAGAAGTACGGAAAGTTCGAGTGACGTAACGTCACTTCATATTGCCTAAGCTGCATTTAAGCAGTAGGTTAGTACCAGATAACAAAGGAGAACAACATGGAACGCAAGGGTTTCATAGGTGGTTCCGACTGCGTAAAAATAATGCAGGGGAACTGGTTAGAATTATGGCAGGTCAAGACAGGCCGCGTTGAGCCTGATGATTTATCACGCAACATCGCAGTGCAGATGGGCGTACACACTGAGAACTTTAACTTAGATTGGTTTGCTCACGAGTATAGCTATGATCTACACAACAAGCAGCTATCTGAAGAAGACAATATCAATGGTATACCAGCCAAAGGTACATTTGATGCTATGGTTTACACTGAATCAAGTAATAGCACCAGCTTTCAACAGCAACACGATGCCCACATTGTCGAAGCCAAGCACACCAATGCTTACAATACCTTAGACAAGGTAATCGAATACTACATGCCGCAAGTGCAGCTATATATAAAGCTTGCAAATGCAGATGGTGCGTATCTATCTGTTATCTTTGGTAATAACAAATGGGAGTCGGCATATGTTAGCCGCAACAAAGAGTATTTCGATTCTATGTGGGCAGTGGTGTCAGACTTCTGGGGTTACGTGCATCGCGATGAAGAGCCAGTTGGTAATGACCAGCCGATACAACTTGGGACTGACAAAATCGCGGTGGACAACATGGTCAAGCGTGACGCCACCACAGACAATCAATTTATGGACGCCGCTATTACCTACTGTGAAACAGAAGCAGCCGCCAAAGACTTTGACTCAGCGAAAAAACAAATCAAAGATATGGTCGGTGATAACGAACGAGAAGTTTACTGTGACCAGCTAACAATCAAACGCGATAAGCGCGGCGCATTGCGTATAACAAGGAGAACAACATGAGTGACACAGCAATCAAGGCGCTACTTGCAGCGCAACAGGCTATGGAATCTGTAAAGAAAGATAGCCTCAACCCACACTTCAAGAACCGTTACGCCTCACTCGAAGCAGTGATTGACGCTACGTCAAAGGTGTTCCAAGCCAATGGCTTTGTAGTCATGCAGCCCTGTGGTCGTGACGAGCTTGGCATGTATGTCGAGACAAGAATACTTCACACCTCAGGAGAGGCGTTCTCAAGCAAGGTTTACCTAGTCTTGAGTAAACAGGACATGCAGGGATTAGGCAGCGCTATAACGTACGCCAGACGCTATGGGTTACTAGGCATGGCTTGCCTTGCACCAGAAGATGACGATGGCAACATGGCAGCTAAGCAATCAAGCGGCGTCCAAGTAACCAAAGGCCTGACATCAGCAGATACATCCGCATCAGGCGGGTGGTAAACCGAGGGGGTTAATTCCTCAATTAATTTAAAGGAGCCAGAAGCATGGCAGACCAAGCATACGACGACACTAACCGAGGCGCAGCCTTCACGCCCTTCCCTACCCAACAGATGATCTTGCAAGGCAAGCTCAATGTCGAAGGCGTAGACAAGAAGATAATGCTGGTCAGGGACCAGACGCGAGATGGCAAGCCCATCATTGAGATGTATGAGAAGCTTGGCGTGTTCTTCGAGAACGATAAGAAGGGTAATGAATCGGCGCCCGACTACAGTGGTCCGCTTGGTGACGACAAACGTCTTGCGGGATGGAAGAAGATGAAGGATGGTAAGCCTTATATGTCGTTCCAAGTAAGCGAGAAAATGCAAGGAGGAGATAAACCTTTAAATAATCCCTTGCCAGCGGACGACATTCCATTTTAGAAGGGAGGTGTTCTCCTGTAACTTGGGGCGGCTTAGCGGCTGTCCCCTTTTTTTTCTTTAAAAAAGAGGCAGAGATGTACGGAAAAGAAATCAGCAAATGTATTAACGCCGCAGAGATGGGCTTAACCAAGAGACAAGCAGCGACCTTACTTGATATACAATATTCTTTAGTTAAAGAATTAGCAGACAAGTATGGAATAAAATTCTTAGACGGAAGGAATCAAGCAGGTAATGAGAGAAGATTCATTGAGAGCCATAAAGAGAAGCAAGAGGCTGTTATTACTTATGATAGAAAAAGCCCACAAGAATCACAGGCGAAACCTAAAACAAGAACTAGAAGAAATACTAGCACTAATGGACATTGCATCACGCCAAGAAATTGGAAGCTAAGTGATACTGCTCTTCAAAAAATAACTGAAATTTATGTTGGCGATCTGCCACGCGCGGAGAAATATGAGCGTATCTATTCTGAAAAATGGATGGACTTTGAAAATCAACTTATCAAAGCAAACAAGCGCCAACCTTTTCCCAAGGCAAAAAACTTTGACATCGAAAACGCAGCTAACAGATTAATTAAAGAGCAACGAGAAGAGTCTTTGGCTAAACGAAAGATGATACTCGCCTGCTTTAACGGCAGCGGACACAGAGTTGCAGAAGATATATCTGAACAAACTAAATTCAACTTACGATCATCAAGCCAGATGCTAGACCTCATGTACAGGGACGGACTGCTGACTAGAGAACGGGTGCAAGTCGGGGCGAACAAACGTAACAGCGTTTATCACTACAATAAAAAACAGGAACTTAAGACATGACATATTGGGCAGCACTAATCCTGACCTACACAGTAAACATTGGCGTGACCTCCTATGAGGCTACGTCGACTGTCTACTTCAAAGACATGCCGACTTGCTCTGTCGCTAGTGACGCAATCTATCCCGTCATATTGGCGCAGTCACGCGATAGCATGGCACAGTGCGTTCGAACTGATATGCCTTCAAGCAGCATTAGGCCAAAAGCGAGACCGTTTAATGGATAAGATAGAACTTGCTGGGCTGCTTGGGTTTATGCTTGGCGTTATATTCGGATCAGCAATGTCAGCAGTTTTCTTGTGGATTTTTTGCTAATCGTGTGGGTGGCCGTTGATGTCAAGTCGTTTGGCGCAGTCTGGTAGCAACGCAACCAATCAAAAAGCCGCCATTCCCGTGGCTAAGCGTATTTTCTTAGATGAAACCACCCACTTAATTACTATACTACCAATTCGAAGTGCGGTCCATCAATAAACGGCCTACGTCCCTGCGATCTACGCAAATCAATATAACTATTCATTGCACTTTCCATACTGCCTTCACTGTAATGAGCAATATTAGGAACAGACCAAGCAGCACCCCATACAATTGGAACATCAATTTCACGGGCGCCTTCTGACATAGCGTCAGCTATCTCATCATATAAATTTAACTCCCATCTGCCACCATTAACATAGGCCATCAGATCCACAGCTAACCCGTCAATGTGCTTGCTCTTCATTGTCTGACTCGCACCCTTAGCAACCAAAACTTTTTGCTCCTCTATGGTACGCATACCGCAGATCACAGAGAAGTCTTGCTT